GAGAATAAATCCTGCCTTTTCAAGTACTTGTAATTTTTATTGGTTTTTTTATGATTTTTAAATCATACGATAAGTAAATTGTGTAACAGAATGGATGTTCGCAGACGATATCTTTAACGACTTTGCAACACGCTCTGTGTTAGCTATATACAACAAGGCCTGATCACACCTTCTGTTACACTATAAACTCACATCTTCAAGTCCAGCTGCACGTAACTTCACAATGTTATTGATCTGAAACTGCTTGGCGTCTAATGCTTTTGATAGTCCTATATACTTGTTACGCAACAGGGCAAACTCATTAATAAGATGCTGTTGATTCACGACATCTGGATCACCATCAACATACTTTTCCGCATCACGGCTAGTAAGTTGTCTGTTATAATGCTCCAGAAACTTCCTGAATTTCTCACTACGCATTCTACGTAGTTCTATGTTTAAGAACTCTAAGATACTTTCGATTTCTTGTAATTGTCCAAAACGTTGTTCAACTACTCCAGGCATATCGCGGCTATGCTTTTCAACACTGCCACGAAGTCCTGTTTGAATCCTAGCATCAGTCAGCTCTTTTTCATAGTAGTCAATCGCATAAACTATTTGATTGATATCTTTTCGTATCTTTGATAACCAGTTCACTGTCTAATTACCACTCAGATTCTTCTTCATATTCTTCTAATTCATCATCAACATCATATTCCTTAAGGGCACGATCTAGAATGCTACAAACTCCATGAAGTTCGTTTGCATGTTCTTCTAGATCGCACAAAGCACTATCTTGTACCGCACTTAAAAAATGCTGGGCCGCTGTGCTTCTATCCTTAACTGGAACATATGCTTTGATGCTGTCCCACAATTCTGCAAGACTTACTGCGTCATTACTTGATAGTTTCATTATTATTCCTCAATAGTGGATAAATTTTCATCAAGGCTATTTAGTTCTTCTTCGGAATCTTCGTCCACGGGTTGTTCAGTTAACTGATCAACAGCAATGTCATCCCATTCGCTCATAATAAGGTCTAATGCGCCATCTTTATTAGCATTCCAAGGCTTACGGAACATTTTAATTACTTCACCAGTTACGTGGCTAGTGTATTCCAAACTGTTACCGCTCTTCTTTAGAATATCTTTGGCTTCAAAGAACTCTACAAGTCCACTGTATGGGCTCATACCTGTTTCATATGGAATCTCCACTTGTACACTTTCAAACGGTTTAGCATAACGTGTTTTCATTACCTTACACGCCGCTCTAATACCATGTACTTGTGAAGTCTTGTTGCCGTCTGCGTCTACTTTTAGTTTAAGTTTACGCATAGCAACCACAATACTACTTGCGTAGATAAAGCCTTGCCCACCACTAATCTTATCATCTGGATCAAACATATCCTGCGATGCGTATGTGTGGTTGGTTGCCATTAGTCCTACGTTGTATTCGCCCAACATATTAACAGTATTACGAACCAGTGATGTTAGTGCTTTAGGCTTACGACCCAAGTCACCTTTCATATCACCTGCTTCAAACTGTTTAACATCAGTTGGTGTCAACATCATACCCAATGAGTCAATCACAAACAATACTTTAGGACGTTCGTCCTTTTCCTTGTCTGCCCATTCTTTTTTGTAGTCTGTCATGAAATCACTCATAACTTTGGCTACATCGTCAATCATTGCTAAGTTAAGTTTTAACAATTTTTCAGGACTGGTGTCTACATCTAGTGCATGCAACCAAGTCTCGTCTAGTGCGTTTTCAGTATCAATCAGTACAACAAAAATATCTTGAAGTTGTGCTTGTTTAACAATATTACCAGCCGCAATGTATGACTTACCTGCGCCTGATTCACCAGCCAATACTGATACTTTACCTAGTGGAATACCCTTTTCAAAGTCTCCACTGATTAGTTTGTTTAAGGTATAGTTACCTGTTGAGATCCATGTATCTGGATCATTAAACCCGACACTTAGTCCGGGCACCGCTTTAGTAATACTTTTACGGAATTTGCTTACGTCAAATGGTCTTGCCATAGTAATCTCCTATAGAATATAAACAGTGGGGGAATTGATCCCCCACTATAATGTCAGCTTATGGTTTAGTTTTTGCGAGCTCTAATTGCGGCAAGAATATCTGCTGCACTAGATTGGCTAGCATCAGCCGCTGGAGCTGCTGGTGCTGGTGCTGACTCTGCAACTGCCTGTGGCGCCGGTGCCGGTGCAGGTGCTGTTTCTGCTACAGGAGCAGGTGTCGCTGGAGCTGCTGGTGCGCTTGAAATGTTATCCAAGTTTACACCTGCTGGACGATAAAATTGTCCAAAGCGAGCTGGATCATACAACTGGCCATCTACACTAGCTTCGAACATTTCAAAGATAGCATTAACGCCTTCTGCTGTAGGTTTCTTTGGCATATAATCATCCAGATTATGCAACCCATTTGATGCAATTGCATTTCGCTCATCTTCTGTCAAGCCACGCTCTCTACGAGCCCAGTTTGATGTTGAGTAATCTGCATACTGACCTTTTTGCGTTTTTGCAAGTTTAAAGTCAGTACCTTGCTCAAAGTCTGTTGGAATTTCTGGAAAGTCCGGATCCATTAACGCTTGTTTGATAATATTAAAAATACTTGGATTAATAATAAATCTGCGAATTGGATTTTCAGGAACACTGTCTTCCTGTAGTGGACTGTCAACTACAAATCCTTGAAACAAGTAACTACGCTTTTTCCAATACTTACGTGCCATATCTTCCATGCTTGGATCTTTGAACCAAGGACGAATTTCAGCATGTACTGGGCAAGTTTCACCCCACATTTCCATACATGGAACCGTTACTGTTACGGGTTTGTGTTCATCTCCACCAGCAACGCCACTGAATGGAATACGGATCATTTGACGTTCACGCCAAAAGTAAGTATTCGTGTCATCACCATCTGGGAGGAATCTCATTGTTGCTGATTGACCTTCTGGAATATTCCAAAACGCATAAATTGCGTTGTCACCACCATATGAGTTACTGCGGGTATTTCCGCCTTTTTCTTGTTCGAGCAGTTTTGCTCTGATTTCTGCTAAAGATGCCATAATTATTCTCCTATATTAGCCTTTATTAGTAACTAGGTATAATACCTAATTTTGTGTTGCCACTTATGTGACGTTTGCCTAAGTTTTGTATAATACACTTATACTTTGAGCATACGTATACTATACTATATTTAATGTGTAAAGTCAAGCACTTATAATAAAAAATCTTCTGGATTATATTTGTTGAATGATTCTTCAATTTGCTTGTACACATTTTCGGTTGCATCTTCTGATGCCTCCTTAGGATTCTTAATACTAACATTACCTTTAAGGTAAGTCAATACTTTATTTGCTAAATTTTGCTGTTTTGGATCCATGTCGTGCATGTCCATTCCAAGTTGCATTAGCATATTACTAAGCTCGTCATCCTTTACGTGCTTAGAAAGATATCCTGAGAACGCTGCTTGCTGTTCTAGTGGTTTACCAAAACGCATGTTCTCAGGATTATCAGGATCTGCGGCATCCAGCGGCCTACTTAGTGTAAGATCTGTGCCACCTGTGACTTTTGTAACCAGAGCCTTCAAGCGGTGTGCTCGGCCCTTTGTATCTGAAATTTCTCTCACTACTCGTGCAACATGCGGTAACGCTGAGGCGACATTCTCGTCAAAACTACGTACAGTAAATTGATCTTTTAAGCTATCAACACCTTCTTCTTCTAGAGAAACTGCTTTTTCTGTATAGCCTTCACTGTAACGCTTATAGCCCTTCGTGCCACTGAGTGATTTAAACTGTTTGCGGATTCCTTCAAGACGATTGCTGACGCCTTCAATTACATCCTGTGTGTCTTCACTGATTAGTGAACTTTTCTTTGCGTAATTACGAAATTTAGTAAGTTCTGCAAATTCTTCTGATAGTGCAACAATGTGTGTACCCATTTCGTCATGTGGAACACCACCTTCTTTAATGTGTCTTAGCATAGCACGGGCGGCACTTAAATTGGTGCCTGGGAATTTATAACGTTCGCCTTCTGCGTTCTCAATAAACAAACTGTGAATATTTCGACTACGGCTTCCACGTACTTCCTCATCTACATGCTTTTTATGTTTAATAATTAAACGTGCATTTTCAAGAGCTTGATAACTACTCTTGCTACTTCCATATGGTTTACTAAAACTTTCTTGTACTTTCATTTCACTATCCTTTTTCGCCTGAAAGGCAAAATCTCTTGGTTCAATATCCTTGCCAAAGGTACGTAATGTATACTCAATAATGTTTCTATTGGCTAAACTGCGTAAATTATCAAATAATTTACGTAATCCATTTACATCAGCACTTTTTCCAAGTCCTATTTTTAATTCTGATTTCTCATCGGCGACATCCAAGTTGACCATCATTTTGTTTTCAGCATTATAAAAACGCTTTGCTTCCATTGGATCAACTGTGCTCTTGCCATCGCTAGTAAACAACTCAAGAGTCAATCCATGTCCCTTGAGGACTTTAAAAACTTGTTCACCAACTTTATCTATATTAATCGCCATACACTTATTTATGCTTTCAGTCTATATTAGCCCGATTGGCATTGGAGCAAGATATTCATCGTCTCCAAAACTATCACGCATGTCTTCAAATGTGTTTTCGTCATACTGACTAATTAGCATTGTCATACGCACTGCCAGCAGTGTACTCATTACTAAATCGTCAGTTTCGCCTTCTTTGGCGGCATAACTGGCACCACGTGCCACAAATGTTTTTGATTCGCCCAGTAGGCGTTTGCTTTTTATTTTTAGTTTGTCTGTTTCCACCCACTGTTTAAACTTAGCACAGGCAGTAAGTTTGCTTCTATTGGTGGTGTTGAATCCTCTGCGATATGAACGTCCGTTACCTTTTCTAGGTTCACTTAAAAATGTACCAGGTATATTTTCTTCGCCCATCTCACTAATTACAACAAGTGCCGCCTCGCCCAGTGTGTTGTTTTCAACACTCCAGTATATTTCACTATTAGGACCTTCACTACGTAAAGCCTCGCATATTTCTTTCATTATACGTATTTGCCCTTGTACTGGAGTTTTGTTGTGTTGCCATTCTGCTACCTGCGTCATACCTGGCAGTGTGAACACTTGTATAGCACTTGGATCTCCTCCAGTTCCCAAACTTGGATCCAACGCTACCACATATGTATTCTTATCTTTAACTGTATCATACCAGCGTACTTGCCCAGTTTTTTTGTATGGATCTTCGCCTTTAAGCTCAGTTAAACGTATACTATCAATAAGTGTTTCATCAAACGCAATGAACTCATTCAAGTGTTCACGACGGAAACGTTCGTCACCAATTTTACCACGTTCAACACTGGCCCACTCTTCGTCACGATCTGGATGTAATTTCCAATCAGCACTGTATCCACGGAAACCATTGATGCCCACTTGTGTTTCGTTACCAAACTCATCAAACATTTTTTGGCTTGCTCTCCAAATTTGTGCAAACTGGTCATCGTCCTGGTTGGGCGTTGATGTAATAATACATTTACCACCTGTACTTAATGTAGGAGATAATGCTGTCCAGAATTCACGGGCAATGTTTGGTCTAACAAATGCAAACTCGTCCAAGTATGCTAACGATATACTTAAACCACGTCCAGTATTATCTGTTGTTGCTTGTGCTACAATACGGCTACCATTATCAAATTCAATACTGCCTTTGTTGTAACTAACTGCACCAGCACGTAAATGATCTGGCAAT